ATATCAAAATGCGGTTGAGAAACAATATGCGCCTAAGAATTTTAGTGATGTTATTAACGCATACGATAATTTATAATAGTTAAATAAGTTTGAAATAATGAAGGCAAGAAGACAGGAAATAAGAAACAGCCCGCGCGGTGGTAAGCGTGGTTGCTTATGTAAGAACAATACATACGATAGTAAGTGTTGTACGGGCGAACTACAAAACCAAGGAATAGGAAGCGATGTAACGCCACCGAACCCCGTACCACCCCCGCCGTTATGGTATCCGAAGCCGTAACAAAATGCAACAAAACTTTTAAACTTTAATTAATATAATATGAAAAACATTTTAGACAAAATAAACCGAGTGGACGAAATCCAAGCCAACAAAGTTGAGTTAGGTACGCACGAAGTTGAGTTAAGTATTGTTACTGATTTTGAAAAAGCATATAACGAAGCGTTAGATTTACAAGCTAAAGCAGAAACTAACATAGTTAACTATAATGAATTAGCAAAATCAATTCAAACCGCATTAAACCAAGCGGGACAAAAGTTTTTAAGAGCAAATGCAATTTACCAAGAAATAGAAAAAATGTCAAAAGAATTAGGAGTTGAACCTTCTAATATATTGAAAAACAAAAAAGAAACTATTTCAGTAGCTATAAAAGAAATAGACGGATATAATAAAAAATTAACGTCTAATAAAGTAAATATCTAAATAAAAACAAAATGAAAAATAGCACACTACTAGAAAAAATCAAATCTTTGCTTACAAGCGAAGTAAAGTTAGAACAAATGTTAATGGGTGACGGAGTTACCACAATCGAAGCAGAAACGTTTGAAGCAGGAAACGAAGTTTTTGTCGTAACTGAAGACGAACAAAAAATAGCCGTTCCCGTTGGAGAATACGAATTAGAAGACGGACGTATTTTAGTTATCGTTGAAGAAGGGATTATTTCCGAGGTTAAAGAAAAGGTAGAAGAAGTAGAAGAAGAAGTTGCACCAACTGAAGAACCAACCGAGGCAGCGCCCGAAGAAGAAATGAGCGCACCCGTTGCTACTCCTAAAAAAACAATCGAATCCATAGTTAAAGAATCATTCTTTGCTGAAATGGAAAAACTACAAAAAGAAAACGACGAATTAAAATCGGAACTGGCTAAACTTTCCAAAGTTAACGCGTTCGCAAATGAAGCGACCGAACTTAGCGAAACACCTACCCCAATTTCATTTAATCCCGAGAATGAAGCTAAAACCGAACATATTAAAATCGGTTCAAAAGCACCACGCGGAATTATGGATTCCGTACTAAACAAAATGTATAAATAATTAAATTAAAAAAAAATGCCAAATCCAACTATTTCAACGTCTTACGCAGGTCAATGGGCAGGTAAGTACGTTTCAGCCGCTTTATTAAGCGCACCAACTATCGAGGGCGGCGGGGTTACCGTTATGCCTAACGTAAAATACAAAGCAGTTATCCAACGATTGGAAACAACTGATTTCCTTAAGGACGCAAGTTGCGATTTTCAACCTATTGGAACGGTTGATTTAACCGAGCGCGTATTGCAAGTAAAAGACCTTCAAGTAAATATGACTTTTTGTAAATCAGAATTTCATTCAACTTGGCAATCTATCGAAATGGGTTATTCTTCTTTTGACACTTTGCCTAAATCGTTTTCAGATTACTTAATCGCTTATGCCGCTGAAAAAGTTGCAGCCGCTAACGAGATTAACGTATGGCAAGGTAATGGCGGTCTTTCAGGTCAATTCGACGGGCTTTATTCAACTGCTTTGGTAGATGTTAATTTACCACCCGCGCAATTAGTTGCTTCAACTGCTATTAACGCAAGTAACGTTATTGCTCAAATGCAATTAGTATACGATGCTATTCCTGCAACACTTTACGGAAAAGCGGACTTAAAAATTTACGTATCTCAAAACGTTGCTAAGGCTTACGTTGCTGCTTTGGGTGGTTTCGCGGTTGCGGCTACTTCGAATTCAGGGGTTAACGCTCAGGGTACAATGTGGTATAACAACGGCGCGTTAACTTTTAACGGGTTGCCTATCTTTATGGCTAACGGACTTCCTACGGATTCAATGATGGCTACAACTACTTCTAACTTATACTTCGGTTGTTCTTTATTGAGCGATACGCAAGAAGTTAGAGTAATTGACACTTCGGCTACTTTAGGCGATGACAACGTAAGAGTTGTTATGCGAATGGCAGCGGGTGCGCAATACGGAGTTATCGAAGATATCGTAATTTACGGATAATCCACATAACCAAAATATAACGGGGTGGTGGATAAAACTGCCACCCTTTTTTTTAACATTTAAAAACTAAAATAAAATGAGTTGCGATATATTACACGGACGCGAGGAGCAATGTAAAGACGCGGTAGGTGGATTAAGAAACATTTACGTACTTAATTACGGGCTTTACGACGAAACCGACATTACTTATTCTGCTACGGCAGGATTAACCGACCTAATCACGGGTATTTCTTTACCCGCTTTGTCTTCTATTTACAAATTTGAATTAAAAGGTACAAACTCCTTCGAAACGACTATTACAAGTTCGCGTGAAAACGGAACTACGTTCTTCGAACAAGTATTATCTATTCAGTTAAAGAAACAAGACGCGATTACTCACAAAGAAATTAAATTGTTATCTTACGGACGTCCTAACATTATCGTTGAGACAAACGCGGGGCAATACTTTATCGCTGGATTACTTCGCGGAATGGACGTAACTGCGGGAACTATTTCTAACGGAACGGCGTTAGGAGATATGAACGGGTACTCTTTGACCTTTACAGGGCAAGAGGTTACGCCTGCTAACTTCCTAGATGCTGCAACCGAAGCGCAATTAGTTACTTTGCTTAACTCTCCATCGGTAGTTAATTCTTAAAACGTTGTTTCATAACGTTAAGGGGGTGGCGACACCCCTTTTTTATTGCACAAAAAAACGGATTACTAGTTATATTAATATGATAGTAGTTCAAGAACAATTAACAAGCCAAACCTTTAACTTTATTCCGCGCTACGGAACGCCAGTTACGTTGGAGTTAACAGGCGAAAACACGAACGTAACCCAAGTAGTTGCGGGTACGTTTACGGCAGGGGCTTACGTTTACGACTTTAGCGGAATTTTACCTACGGAAGAAAACCAATTTTATTGGGCGGTAATTAAAGACGGAGTAGGAAACCTACTATTAAAAGAGCGTATGTTTTGCACGAACCAACCGATAGACACTTTTTCGGTTAACGACGGGCAATTTATAAGCAATACCACAACTAACGACTTTATAATGTATGAATAACGTTCACGTTTTACAATTAGCGGAATACCAACAACCCGTATTGCAGGAAAACTCTCGCGATGCGTGGGTAGGTTGGGGAGAAAATAACGATTACTTCGATTACCTTATAAGTAGGTACACGAATTCAACCACGAACGGGGCTATTATAAACAACGTAAGCCGTTTAATATACGGCAAAGGTCTTAGCGCCTTAGATGCTTCCCGTAAGCCTAACGAGTACGCTCAAATGATGACCTTATTTAGTAAGGATTGCGTACGTAGAATGGTATTCGATAGGAAGTTATTCGGGCAATTTGCTATTCAGGTACACTACAACGACAAGCACGATAAAATATTAAAGGCTTACCATATACCAGTAAATTTATTACGTGCGGAAAAATGCAACGACAAAGGCGAAATAACAGGTTATTATTATTCGGATAATTGGGAAGACGTTCGCAAGTTTCCACCTACGCGGTTTAACGCGTTTGGATTCTCCAAAGACAAAGTAGAAATAATGTTCGGTAAACCTTACGGGGTTGGAATGAAGTATTACGCTTTTCCCGATTATCAGGGGTCGTTACCCTACGCAGTTTTGGAAGAAGAAGTAAGCGACTATTTAATTAACGAGGTACAAAACGGATTTAGCGGAACTAAGGTTGTTAACTTTAACAACGGAGTACCTTCGGAAGAACAACAGGATTTAATTAGCCAAAAGGTATTAAACAAGTTAACGGGTTCTAAAGGGCAAAAAGTTATCGTTGCTTTTAACTTAAACGCGGAATCTAAAACCACGGTAGAAGATATTCCATTAAACGATGCGCCCGACCATTACACGTATTTAAGCGAGGAATGTTTACGCAAAATAATGTTAGGGCACAACGTTACTTCTCCTTTGTTGTTTGGTATTGCTTCTTCCAACGGATTCAGCTCAAACGCGGACGAACTACAAAACTCGTTTGTATTGTTTAACAATATGGTTATTAAGCCTTTTCAAGATGAAATCTTAGAAGCCTTTGATAATATATTAGCGTTTAACGGAATAGCCTTAAAACTATTCTTTAGAACCTTAAAGCCGCTTGAATTTACCGACTTAGAAAACGTAACAACTCAAGAACAAGTAACGGAAGAAACGGGAGCGGATGCAACCGAACTTAAAGCACAAAGCACCGAAGAACAAATAGCCTTAGCATTACAGGAATTCGGAGAACAACCGCAGGAAAACTGGCTATTAATAGACGAAGCGCCAGTAGATTACGACACGGACGAAGAAGAAAACAAAACGCTTAAAGGCGAAAAAAGTTTATTTAGTCGTTTAGTTGAATTGGTTAATACGGGGGTTGCTTTTCCTAACGCGAAGTCCGAGCAAGACGAAATTGTAGAAGGCGTTAAATTTATTACCCGTTATGTTTACGAAGGCGAAGACGGAGGGAAAAGCGGTAAGATGCGCCCGTTTTGTAAGGTAATGAAAAGCGCGAAAAAGATTTACCGAAAAGAAGACATTATAAGAATGGGTAAAAGCGTAGTTAACGGATTCTATGTAAACGCGGAAGGCGAAGAAATAGGCTTTGGGCCACGTGGTAAACTTACTTACGATATTTGGTTATATAAAGGCGGGCCAAATTGTCACCACCGATGGAATAAACAGGTTTACGCGCAGTTTGATAGTCGTTTTGGAATAGACGTTAATAGCCCGAACGCTAAACAAATAGCCGTTAAAAAAGCGGAAAAATTGGGATACGAAATAAAAAATAACGCATTGGTTTCGACACGTCCGATAGATATGCCGAACCGAGGATTTTTACCTAAATAAAATGGCAGAAGCATTACTAATAACAAGAGACGATTTAGTTCGATTTACCGCGCTAAACGGAAACATAGACACCGATACTTTTATTCAATGGATTAAAGTTGCGCAGGATATCCATATACAGCAATACACGGGTACGCAACTACTCGAGAAAATCAAAGCGGATATAGTTGCTTCAACTTTAGCAAACCCTTATTTAGATTTAGTTGAAACCTATTTAAAGCCTATGTTAATACATTGGGCTATGGTTGAATACTTACCTTTTATGGCTTACACTTTAGCGAACAAAGGAATTTTTAAACATAGTTCTGAGAACGCGCAAAACGTAGAAAAAAACGAGGTTGATTTTTTGGTAGACAAACAAAAATATTTAGCGCAAAACTACACCGAGCGGTTTATTCAATATATGTCTTTTTCGGGTAACACGTTTCCTGAATACTATTTAAACACGAACTCGGATATTTACCCGAACTCGGATTCAAATTATAGCGGATGGGTAATATAAAGAAGGAATACACGCCTAAAAAAAGCAACGTTATTAAGTTGCAGAAACTAATTAAAAAGCTAAACAATGGCAATAAAGATAAGTGAGTTAACTCCAAAAGCGGATATATTAAGTGCAACCGATTTATTTGAAATTTCGGAAGACACGCCAGACGGATATTTAAGTAAAAGCATAACGGGACAAGAAATTTTAGATGCTATTCCTATTCCAACGTTAAACCCCGAAATGATTGGTAGCGTTGTCGGTTCGGGAATAATGGGTATAACTAATCAAATAAGCGCGTCCGTTTTAATTCCTTCGGGAACGATTTCAACAAACAAAACAATTTATATAAAAGCATTTATTGAGCGAAGTATTATTACAGGCGCGGGTGCTTCGAATTTTCGTTTTTATGTAAATACTTCAAATAGTTTAACAGGCGCAACGTTACTTGGTTCGGGTGGTTCAATGGCATCGTCAACAAAAATTCAAAGATTTGAACGAAACATTTTCTTTGACGGAACGAATCTAAATTTATTCTTAACAAGTACAAGCGCGACAACCGATTACAGCGTAAGCGGAATAAGTTTAATAGGGTTCAACCCTGCCGTAGATAATTACCTAATTTTTGCCGTTCAACACACAACATCTTTGACTGACGTTGCAGCGTGGAAAAAAACAAACATACAATTATATGATTAATTTAACCACCATTTCGAACGGGTTCGTAATGCGCGAACTCGAATACCTATTGGAAGGCGAAGCGGAAATTTTAGACGAAACACAGGCGCACGTACCTACCGACCGAGGGGTAATTTTCTGCGATATCACGATGAGCGTTAACGAAAACACTTACACGAATATAAACGATTTCTTAACGGCTTTATATGCGTAACCATTTACAAGGACTATCTTTACTTTATCATTTATTCGCCTACTCCGCAGTAATGCTTACAATTTTTGAAGCGCCTTACAATTTTATTAAATTATTCGCAGTTGCTTACGGAGCTTACGTTACGTTTCAACTTTTTGACTTTTACCAAAATGAACACTAAAATTACAATTTTCTTCTTTTCGCTTTTTTCTATTTTATCGCCTGTTACGCCGTTAATAATAATAGCTATTTTGTTTATATGGCTTGATATGTTTTTTGGTATATGGCGAAGCGTAAAATTAGGGGGTTGGAAGTCTTTTCGTTCCCGAAGGCTAAGTAATACCGTTTCTAAATCTTTTCTTTATTCGGGTGGTATTTTAGTTGTCTTCTTTTTAGAAAAATACGTTTTAGCGGATATACTAGGTTTATTCGTTTCGGTAGATTTAATTTTAACCAAAGCGTTTACGTTTTTTTGTACGTTTATTGAAATTAAAAGTATAAACGAATCTTACGAAGACATCACAGGGAAAAACATTCTCAAAGCGTTTAAAGATTTTGTAACACGAAGCAAACAAGATTTAGATGAGTTCAAACCTTGACATTGAAAAGATAATTCAAAAGCGTTTATCTAAAGGGCAATTTTTTGAAGAACCGAGCGACAAAACGCAAATTTATTTACACCACACCGCAGGCAACGGAAACGCGGAGGGGGTTTCTCGTTATTGGAATAGTAATGATTCTCAAATAGCGACTGCCTTTGTAGTTGGAGAAAACGGAACTATTGTACAATGTTTTTCTAGTAAGCATTGGGCTTGGCACTTAGGAATAGATTCGCAGGATTTTACAACGCGTGGACTTCCTTATAAGAACCTAAATAAATTAAGCGTAGGAATTGAAGTTTGTAATTGGGGAATGCTCAAAGAAAAGAACGGAAAATTTTATAACTACGTAGGCGGGGAAATAAACCCTTCGTATGTTACCACGTTAGAAACGCCTTACAAAGGGTACAAACACTGGTATAAATACACGGACGCGCAAATAGAAGCAACGCGGCAACTTGTCACATATCTTTGCGAAATTTATGACATTCCGAAGGCCTATCGTAAAGAAATTTGGAGTTTAGATAACGAAGCGTTTAAGGGTACAAAGGGAATCTATACGCATAACTCCGTAAGAAAAGACAAAGCGGATATTTACCCTTGTCCGCGTATGATTAAAATGTTACAAAGTTTATGAAATACTTAATAGCGATTTTAAGCGTTTTAACGCTACTTTCGTGTTCAAGTGAACGCAAAGCACAATACCACTATAAAAAGGCGCTTAAACACGGGCTAAAGGTTATTAGCGATAGCGACACGATACGAATAACTACTTTAGATTCGTTTCCTGTAATAAAACACGATTCGATAGTTTGGGAAAAATTCATAACTACAAAAGACACGATTGTAAATTTTAAGAACGTTTATATACCTAAAACCCGTTTTCAAACTAGAATAGAATATAAAGAACGAGTTAAGACGTTACGAATAGAAGGTAAGACAAAATGGAAAACGGCGAAGGCTACTCAGGTTGTGAAATACCGCACAAATTGGTATGTAATTTTGATTGCTTTTGTACTTGGATTCGTCCTAAGATTTATTTTAAATAGCGCTTTTATTTCTAGGCTTAAATTATTCTTCCGATATTTCGGGCAAATTTAACGTATGAATTTAATTAAACACGGGCGTAACGTCCACGAACTGCAACTCGACGGTAAGCAAGTTCACGTAGCTATGTTATCGGATTTACATTGGGATAACCCGCATTGCGATAGGGAACTACTAAAAAAGAACTTGGATTTCTGCAAAGAAAATAATATTCCCGTAGTTATTAATGGGGATTTCTTTTGTTTAATGCAAGGACGCGGGGATAACCGCCGTAACAAATCGGACATACGCCCCGAACACAACAACGCGCGCTATTTGGATTCGATAGTTGAAACGGCGGTCGAATGGTTTTCTCCCTACGCGGATATTATCAAAGTTATCGGATATGGAAACCACGAAACCGCTATTATAAAATTTCAGGAAACGGACATACTTCAACGATTCGTTGACTTATTAAACTTTAAATGCGGTTCTAAAGTTCAAACGGGCGGGTACGGCGGTTGGGTTATCATTAAACAAACCTTTAACGGCAATGCGCAAATATCTACCAAGGTAAAATATTACCACGGGAGCGGCGGCGGTGGAGTAGTTACCAAAGGAGCGTTAAACCTTACCAGAGCGCTTGAAATGTACGAAGACTTTGACGTATTTACTATGGGTCATATACACGAAAATAGCTCACGTAACGACGTTAGGGAATGCGTTAACCATAATTCAAAGCAAGGTTACTCAATTAAGCAGCGCCAATTACATTTAATGTTAACAGGAACTTACAAAGAAGAATACGGAGAAGGCTCACACGGTTGGCACGTTGAACGAGGCGCACCACCAAAGCCGTTAGGAGGGCGAATATTAAAAATTGAGTGTAAAGAAATAGATAGAATGTTAATAAAAAATATAGATTCGTTCAAGTTTCCTTTGTAAATTTGCACATAGCGTTTTGAATTGGGGTAGTAATACCCCTTTTTTAGTTTATAGCCTTATTTTATTAGGCTTTTCGTAAGGTTATACCCTTACTTTTGTCGCCTATATCTCCTATATTTGCGACATTCCTTATTTAGAATCATTATAAATTATTGAAAAGTTAAAAAAAAATGTTAAAAAGCTTTGTAGATTGAAACTTAGTATTTATATTTGCGTATAGTTATTCACTAAACAATTAAAAAAAACGCTATGAAAACTTACACGTTAAAACAAATTGAAACAGCATTATCAAATAAAGGGTTTTGTCCTTTTCGTTCTTATGGGGGAGGTATTACATCGTGGATATACGAACACGAAAACGGACATACAAAATTTTTCGCTAATGTAGACGAAGATTTATTAACTATTGATGGAATGCATCCAACACAGTGGTACGAATTAATTAAATCGGAATTGTAATTTTTTTAACGGGGGGTGCGCATCCGTAACGCACATTTAATTAAAACGCTATGGAAACAATTATTAAAGCCTACGAGCAAGAGTTAAAAGACAATTACGAAGAACTACGCGACGCGTTCGGTTCGTTAGACGAAGCAACTCAAAAAGCCTTCCGCGAATGGATGGTTATGGAAGAATTATTAACCCGCTTAAACTTGAACAATGAAACTATTTAAGAACTTATTTAACAGCTTAGACAACGAAGGTAAAATGATGCTTAACACCTTTGTAGAATTTATAACCTTAATTGGGTTATTTGTAATATCCCTTTTATTAATTGCTTATTTTATTATCTTATGAACGTAGAAACCCATTACCCGTTAGCGTATTTTTACGCAGAAACTTTTGAAGGCGAATGTACCTTTGAATTATCCGTAGACGAAGACAACGACTTAATAGTAACTATTTGCACGGCGGTTGCTTACCGAACCGACTTAGAAATAGAACTAGAACATATTTTAAACGACTATGATTTACAATTAATTGCAGGCGAAATTTACGACGATTTATTGAACTCGGATTTACACGACGAAATAACTCAGGAAGGCTATAACAATAAAATTCAAAACGACTATGATAACGGAAAAAACTCACGACGTGAAATATAACTTACCCGTTCAGATTAAATGGTGGCTTACTGGAGAAGGTTGGCTACATAGAAACGGACACTTTAACTTTAATCACTATTGCAACGTAGTACACGCTAAATATGAAAAAATACGAAATAAAACACTATTATCAGGAACGACCGAACGCCCGCAGAAAAGTAACAATATCCGTTGTAGAAGCGTATTCCCCACACCACGCTAAATTAGTGCTAGATATTTGGGAAGGATTAATAATTAAAATAAAAGAACAATGCAACTAAAAAATAAATTTACCACACTAATCGAAGACAACGACCTACGCAAAAGATGCAGAAAACGGAAGTTTGTAAACCAACGCGGATACTTGATTAAATTAATGCGCGGGCACGGATTCAGCTATATTGAGATAGGCGAAATGTTAGGGCTTAATCACGCTACGTGCATCCACGCTTTTAACAATGCGAACCTTTGGGAATCCATAAACGACCGCCACTTTTACAACGACACGGAGCATTTACGCGCCGCAATGAATAACTTTAAGGTTAATAGAACGATGCAAGATTTATACTTAGACGTTAAAAGCGCAGGGGGGTTAAAAGACCTTGAACATATTCAGGAACGAATAAGAAGGGGAGAATATCAAATAAATTTTATTTACGATGAACAAATATTGAATTAATTAGTTATATTTGTACACGGCTTCCTTCGACATTATAAAGCCTAAAAGTATTATTAACCCTGTTAATGAAGTAGAGGTCGAAGGCTACGGATTTAATGGGGTTTTTTATTGCTTAAAATTTAGACCAATGGCTAAAGACAAAAATGGGTTTGTATTGTATAAAGACATTATACACACCGCAGAAAAATTAACCGACGAACAAGCGGGAATCTTGTTTAAACATATTTTAAGGTACGTCAACGACGAAGACCCCGAATGCGATTTTTTTACTGAAGTAGTTTTTGAACCGATTAAACAAGCGTTAAAACGTGATTTAGTTAAGTATGAAGAAACTTGCATAAAGCGTAGTGAAAATGGTAAAAAAGGTGGTAGACCTAAAAACCAAGAGGAAGCAAATAAACCAAATGCTTTTTTAGATAAGCAAACAAAAGCAAAAAAAGCCGATATAGATAGTGATATAGATATAGATATAGATATAAATAATACAAAGTTTAATTTTTTAGAATCTTTAATTAATTACGGATTCGATAAAGAGTTAGCAAAGGAATGGTTAAAGGTTCGTAAGGCTAAAAAAGGAGTAAACACCAAAACAGCGTTTAATTCATTTATTACCGAAGTAGAAAAAAACGGACAAGATAAAAACTTAATTTTGAAAACTTGCGTAGAACGTTCTTGGAATGGTTTTAACTCCGATTGGTTACCAACAAATAAATTTAACGAACTATCGGACGACCTGCAACAAACCGCTAACATACTGGCGAAGTTAAATTATAAGGTAGACCCTAAAAAATATTCAGATGATAACTAAACAAGGAGATTCATTACAATACTTACTCGATTATAAAGAGGGTAAAATTAAACGCGGGTTAAAAATAGATTGCCCGTTAGACGAATGTTTAAGGTTTAAACCTAAGCAACTAAACATAATTCTAGGACACGATAACGTAGGTAAAACTTATTGGGTATTTTGGTACTTCTTAGTTCTCGCATTAAAACACGGACTTAAATTCTGCATATGGTCGGGGGAAAACCAAAAAGGGCAAATACTCCGCGACCTTGTTCAAATGTATTCAGGCGAACCATTTAAGAACCTAACTATTAATCAAATTCAAAGTTATTGCGCTTACCTAGAACAATTCTTTTACTTCGTGGATAATAGCAAACTTTACAAGCCGTTGGAACTTTTGGAAATCTTTGCTAAATCAAAATGCGATGTCGGTTTAATAGACCCGTTCACTGGGTTAGATAGGGAAATGACATACGAAGGAAATTATACCTTTATGAATAAGGCACGGGAGTTCGTAAATAAAACAGGAATGACTATTTACATAAACACGCATCCAAATACGGAAAGTGGTAGGAGCGCGAATTTATACACGGACGGCGATTTTAAAGGACATTTGAAACCACCGTTAAAAGACCATATCGAAGGCGGCAAAGCGTTCTTAAACCGATGCGACGATATGTTTGTTATTCACCGCCTAATTAAACACGAAACAATGAAATACAACACAATGATAGGAGTTGAAAAAATTAAGGATATGGAAACAGGCGGGAAGCACACGGGATTAAACGAGCAAATTTTATGTAATTTTAATTCGGGTTTGGGTTTTGAAGTTTACGGAGTTAACCCGCTCAAAGATATGCGAACACCAAAGAAAAATAATATACCTTTTTAGTTATGGACGATTTTACAATACTTAGAAGCCAAGTTTTAATTTCTTTTACATACGCTAAAATACAAAGCAGTTTAGACGAAATAAAGACGAAGCACCCAAACCGAACGGACTTAATTAATTCAATGGAAGAAACGTTAGAAAATTTACAGGAAGTTAAGTTATCGTGGAATCAATTCGAGCAGGAATTCAGGGCAATGCGCCAAAACGGATACCGAACGGACTTAATTAACTTAGACCTTCGGGAAGAAAATAACAGGCTCAAAGCCGAACTAAACGCAATAAGATTTTAAGATGATAAAAGTAGGAAGCGACTTTTCGGGAGTAGGCGCATTTAACCAAGCATTAATGAGATTAGGTATTGATTACGAAGAAGTTTTCGCTTGCGATATGAACAAATACGCAAGACAAACATTTATAGATAATTACAAAGAACCTAAATATTATCCAACTAACGTTTATGAACGCGAAATACCTTTGGAATCTTTAGATATTTATATGACTTCGCCACCTTGTCAAGCATTTTCATTGGCTGGCAAACGATTAGGAAAAGACGATAAACGCGGAATTTTGTTTTTTAATTCTTTGGAGTTTATTCAGGTAAACAAACCGCGATATTTTATATTTGAAAACGTCAAAGGATTACTTTCGGACGATAACGGAAAAACATTTAACGAATGGGTAAATTTACTTGGTGGAAAATCGGTTAACGGATTGCCCGTATTATTTGCTTACGAAGATTCAGTACCTTACCATTTATATTGGAAAGTGCTAAACGCAAAAGAACACGGAGTACCACAAAACCGAGAACGAGTTTTCTTAATTGGCATTCGAGATAACAAAGACAATAATTTTAGATTTCCAGTTGAAGAACATTTAACCAAACGATTAAAAGACGTATTGGAAGAAAACGTAGAAGAAAAGTATTTTATAACTCAAAAGAAAATTAATTATCTTAAAAGAAGTAATGAGACAGGTTGGGGTAAAAATTTTATTGAAAAACCAAAAGAAATAGCCTATTGTATTGATGCTTCTTATTATAAAGGAGGAAGAAGCGCAACGGTTATTAAAACCAAATGTAAAAGATTAAATGAAACGTTAGTAAAAAACGAATTGACTAAAGGAGAACCAAAAGCAATAGATACTTATAATAAAAAAGTTCAAGATAACGCACCAACTTTAACCGAACCGCACCACAACACCACACGACTTTGGGACGGATATAAAATTAGACGTTTAACACCGCGCGAATGTTTCAGGTTAATGGATTTTCCCGATTCTTTTATTTGGACTTGTTCGGATTCGCAAGCCTATAAACAAGCGGGTAATTCAATAGTTGTCAACGTACTTTATAAAATATTAAAAAATCTAAATTTATGAGGTGCAAAAACTGTAAAGCCGAATTTACCCCCGTTCGATTTAATCAAAAATACTGTTTTGATAGTGATTGCGTTCGTGTTTGGGTAGAATCCGAAAAGGAAAAACAATGGAAGAAAAAAAAGAAGGTACTTAAAGACGAACTTCAAACCGTACAGGAATTAACCAAACTGGCTCAGGTCGTATTTAACAAGTACATAAGGCTACGGGACAAGGATAAACCTTGCGTAAGTTGCGATAAGCCGTTAGGAAGTAAATACGATGCAGGACATTATTTTAGTAGTGGAGGGCACAAAACCGTAACTTTTAACGAAGATAACGTACACGCGCAATGCGTAACGTGCAATCAGCACAAACACGGAAACCTTTTAAACTACCAACTCGGAATACAAAAAAGAATTGGCGCGGGTGGTTTAATAGAACTCCACGCAAAAGCATACGAAACGAGAAAATTTACACGGGAAGAACTCAAAGAAATAATAGAAACCTACAAAGAAAAAATTAAAGCGTTATGAATGAATCAGTATTATTTAATTACCTAAAGGAAAACTATTTTCCCGACTTAGAACAAAGCACGAACCAATTTTCAAAGTGGGATTGTTATTCTCCAACTACAAAAACACGAATTGAGTTAAAATGTAGGAAAAAACATTACCCTAACTTAATTCTAGAAAAAATAAAGTACGTAGATATGATTAAACGCTACGTAGAAAAAGACGAAAAGCCAGTTTATATAAATTCAACCCCGAACGGGATCTTCGCTTTTGATTTACGAAATATTAAACCAGTTTGGATAACCGATAACCGTATGCCTCAAACAACGGACTTCGAAAATATAGCGCCTATCGAAAAGACTTACACGCTAATAAATATCGAAGAAGGAAAAAAAATTTAGAAAAATGTTAGAAAAATGTTAGAAAAAGTTTGCAGATTAAAATAATATGTTTATATTTGTATATAATTAAAATATATACGCTATGAAACATTTATTTAAGTCGTTGGCAGCCTTCCAACAGGAAGTACCCGTAATTCACAAAGGTACACAAGGCTACGGTTATTCTTACGCAGATTTACCGAAGATTTTTGAAGTAGTTAACCCGCTACTAAATAAACACGGATTAGGATTCACGCAGTTACTCGACACTAAAGAAGGAATCGATTATATTGCTACGGTTGTTTTTCACGTCGAAAGTGGCGAAACCTTAGAATCTAAAGTAGCCATTCCGCAGGTAATATTAAAAGGAATGAACGATTACCAAAGTTTCGGAAGCGGGGTTACTTACTTCCGTCGATACGCTTTGAGTTCGGCGCTTGGATTAGTTACGGACAAAGACACGGACGCTTCGGGCGAACAAGTAAAACCAGAACCGAAGAAACCTACCATTGATAATAAAAGACTTGGTAAGGCGTTAGAAATGATTGCAGACGGCAAATATACTAAGGAAGAATTAATACAAAATTTTGCCTTAACTGATTCTCAAACCAAATTACTTGAAAACGTATGAAAGTCCGATGTTCTCAAATTGGTAAGATAATGACTAACCCCCGCAAGTCGGGGGAAGTCCTAAGCCAAACAGCAAAAACCTACGTGCAAGACCTTGTCTTAGAAGAAAAGTACGGAATACGAAAAGAATTTAGTTCACGTTACACGGATAAAGGAAACGAAGTAGAAGACCTGTCGATAGCCTTAGTTAACGAGGTACTAAATTACAAGTTCATTTACAAGAACGACGAACACTTTAATAACGAATGGTTAACAGGAACTCCCGATGTAAACACGGACGAAGTATTAATAGACGTTAAAAGTAGTTGGGATGCTTCTACGTTTCCGTTCTTTGAAACTGAAATACCAAACAAAGATTACTTTTACCAACTTCAAGGGTATATGTGGTTAACGGGCAAAACGGAATCCGTATTAGCGTATTGTTTAATCGACACCCCGTTAGAAATGGTAGAAGACGAAGTAAGGCGCGCGCATTGGAAATTACACCTAATCGACGAAAACACGGAACTAAGAAACGAAATAGAATCTAAGCACAAATTTAGCCATATACCAAATATCCGCAGGGTTAAATATTGGTTTATTCAACGCGACGAACAAGTAATAGAAGCAATTAAAGAACGCGTGGAGCTATGCCGCGAATACTATAACCTATTAATGAAAGCAATATGAATATAACACACGAAAACGAAGCAAAACACGAAGACACGGTATTAATGGCAGTAATGACAAAGTACCACGAACGGAGTAAACGCGGGATACGAAAATACGGAACGAATTTAGATAGAAAAGACGTTGATTTATTAGGGTGGTTAAACCATTTACAGGAAGAATTAATGGACGCAACGTTATACATTGAAAAACTAAAAAAGGAAATATGAAGGCAACACTTGAATTTAACCTACCCGAAGACGAAGCGGAATTTTATTGCGCGAACAAAGGTACGGCTATGTTAAACGTTCTTTGGGAACTTAAACAGGAACTCCGTAGCTTACGAAAGTATGCGGAGTTAAAAGAAAACCAATATGATATAGTGGAAAAGATAGAAGACTTCCTATTTAGAAGTTTAGAAGGGCACGAAATAAACCTAGACAAATGAAGTACGGAATAATCTTTTTAAGCGCGTTAATAATCGAAATATGTTCAACGTTTTACATTAGATACGTTTCGGAAGCAAACACGTTAGGAATGCTATTCTTTGCTTTTATTAGTCCGTTTCTCGGTTTACCTTTCTCAGGGTATATGGTTGACTCGGAAAATTGGAACGAACGAATTAAAATGGCTTTCTCGTTAGCCTTTGGATATGTAACGGGAGTAATAATAGTAATAAATTTAATTAAGTAATATGGAAACAAAAGTAAACACGGGAGCAATTTTTAAGAACGACAAAAAACAAGGCAACCAACCTGATTACCGAGGTAAGGTAAACGTAAACGGCAAAGAAATGGAAATAGCCCTTTGGGTTAAAGAATCTAGTAAAGGGTTAAAGTATTTTTCGTGTTCATTTGGCGAGCCTTACGTGAACGAAACCCCGAAACAAGTTCACACGCAAATAATTGAAAAAGACAATTTACCCTTTTAATTATGTTTATCGACGATAACAGTTTACGGAAGGAGTTAAAAGAAATTCTACTTACGAAAACACGAAACCAAGTTGTAAAGGAAATAAAGTCCAAAGGTTTAAAAATGCACCAGTACACAATAGACCGCTTTTTAAGTGGCGCACTGGTAAGCATAAAAACGTTAAGAACTTTAGACGAGTACGTGTACCGAACGCAAAAAGGTTTTAAGTAAAGAAATACCCCGCCGTAAAAAGTGGGGTTTTTTGTGAATTGTTATGTTTAGAATTTAATTATTATATTTGACGACAAACTAAGCAAATGGAATGGCTTAAAATAGTAGCAAAAGACCACAAAGAATGGGTTAAACTCGTTCAAAGTTTCGGCGAAGACTTTTTCGCTGAGGACATAGTACAGGAATCTTACCTAAGATTACACAAATATTGTAAACCTGAAAACATTATTCAAGATGGGCAAATTAATAAAGGTTTTATGTATTTTGTGTTACGCAATCTTTACCTATTACATATTAAAAGCGAAAAGAAGAATGCAATGGTAAGCCTAAACGAGTTAGCCGTATTAAAAGACGAACCCACCAACCTAACTAAAGAAGAATCTTTTTCAGCATTACTTAGTAAGATACACGAAGAAGTGGATAGTTGGCACTGGTATGATAAACAATTATTCACAATCTACAAAGACACGGATTTAAGCATACGGGATATAGCAAAAGAAACCACAATAAGTTCTAGTTCTATTTTCAACACGTTAAAAAACTGCAAAAGCAAAATAAAGGCGAAATTTAAAGAGGACTACGAAGACTACAAAAACGAAGATTACGAATTAATTAAATAGATTATGAAATTTGTAAAAAATATTAAATATTACACGGGAACGGTTTACGAATGGAATCTACCTACGGGGCATACTTGTCCTTTTGCTTTGGAATGTCTTGTAAAAGTAAATAAAGAAACAGGTAAATTTGAAAACAAATCAAACGCTTACAAATGTTATGCGGCAAGTCCCGAAAGATTTCCTGCGGTAAGGAACCACCGTTGGAATAATTACGAATACGTTTTGGAAGGAAATAAGCCTATTTTACCTAAAGATTGTAAGGCGGTTAGGATTCACGCGAGTGGGGATTTTTTTAATCAGTCGTATTTCGATATGTGGTTGGAAATAGCAAAAGAAAACCCAAATATTGAATTTTGGGCGTATACTAAAAGCCTTATATATTGGGTTAAAAGAATAAACGATATTCCTGAAAATTTAGTTTTAACGGCAAGTTACGGAGGCAGAAATGATGAGTTAATATCAAAGCATAATTTAAAACATTCTATTGTAATTCAGGAAATAAAAGAAGATATGCCAATAGATTATAATGACGATTATGCAAGATTAAAAAATGTAAACTTTTATTTATTAGATAACTTTAAAAAAAAATAAAATGGGAAGACCAAGAAAAAAACAAGCGGAAGGATTAGGCGACACGGTAGAAAACATTTTAGAAGCTACTGGGATTGCAAAAGTAGCAAAATGGGTAATGGGCGAAGACTGCGGATGCGACGAACGTAAGAAAAAATTAAACGAACTTTTTAGGTACAAGAAACCCGAATGTTTAACGGAAGACGAATACACCTACCTAGATAAATTTTATAACAGCGGTACGGGTACGGTTATTCCAAGTACCCAAATTGAACTACTAAAGATTTATAACCGAGTAATGCGCGAAAAAATGCAACCTACTTCGTGCCCTTCGTGTCTAAGGGAAGTAGTTAATAAATTAAATCAACTTTACGCAGTATATAAAGAAGAAAAAGATGCCACTACCGAAGCCAACACCGAAGGAGAATAAAAAAGAATTCGTTATGCGTTGTATGTCGGACGAAACAATGGTAAAAGAATTTCCCGAAACCGACCAACGTTTAGCAGTTTGTTCGTCTACGTTTGAAGAATCTAAACTATCAAAACACGAAACCAATGGGAAGACCAAATAAAATAGATAGCCCCGAACACCTTTGGGAATTATTTAGGGATTATAAAAGCCAAGTAAAAAACAACCCTATCTTAAAACATACTTTTGTAGGTAAGGAAGGTAGAAGCGAATATAGCGAACTCGAACGACCTTTAACCATAGAAGGCTTCGAATGTTATTGCGCAGACTTAGGAATAATTCAAGACCTATCTAATTATTTTGCGAATTCGAATAATAGATATAAACGCTTTTCAACTATCATTACGCGCATACGTAAGGAAGTACGCACCGACCAAATCGGCGGGGGTATGGCGGGAATCTATAATTCAAGCATAACCGCACGATTAAACAACCTAGTCGAAAAGAAAGAAATTACAAACGTAGAACAACCACTATTTACCGATGTTTCGGAAAACGACGGCGATAAACAAAATACTGAGTCTTAAAAAACGTGTTAAGATTATTCAAGGTGGAACTTCGGCGGGTAAGACGTTTGGGATTATTCCTGTATTAATTGACAAGGCAGCGCGACACGAAGGAATAGAAATAAGCGTAGTAGCGGAAACGATACCGCATTTAAGAAGGGGCGCATTAAAGGACTTCCTAAAGATAATGAAGTGGACGGGTAGATTCTTTGAAGACAGGTTTAATAAGTCGTTACTCCGTTATGAGTTCGCAAATGGTTCGGTAATAGAATTCTTTTCCGCAGATGATTCGAGTAAACTACGTGGAGCAAGGCGCGATATTCTTTATATAAACGAATGTAATAACGTTACCTTTGATTCTTATAATGAGTTGGCTATACGAACACGGAAGGAAGTTTATTTAGATTTCAACCCCGCTAACGAATTTTGGGTACACAAAGAATTAAAGAACGAACCCGATTCGGACTTTCTTATTTTAACTTACAAAGATAACGAAGCCTTAGACCAATCAATTATAGACCAAATCGAAAAGAACAAAGAGAAGGCTAAGACAAGTTCTTATTGGGCTAACTGGTGGAAGGTTTACGGAGAAGGTCAATTAGGAATGCTCGAAGGGGTAGTGTTCTCAAATTGGAAAACTATTGACACGATACCACAGGAAGCAAAGTTAATCGGAATAGGACTAGACTTTGGATATACGAACGACCCGACCGCGATAATAGAAATATACAATTACAACGGGCAACGAATAGTTAACGAAGTAGCCTACCAAACAGGATTACTAAATAGCGATATCGCGAAACTTCTACCTAAACACGTAATAGTATACGCGGATTCTTCCGAGCCCAAATCAATCGACGAAATTAAACGCCACGGGATAACGATTAAAGGAGTAACCAAAGGTAAGGATTCAATAAACTACGGAATAGATGTTATGCAGCGTAACGAATACTTAGTTACTTCGAACAGCGGTAATTTGATTAAAGAATTACGCGCGTATGTTTGGGATACCGACAAACAAGGCAACCGACTAAACAAGCCTATTGATTTTAATAACCACGCTATCGACGCTTTTCGTTATCACGAAATGGAAACCCTAGGGATAGGCTCAAACTACGGAAGGTATGCAATACGATAGTACGAACGATATGCAAGTAATGATTACTCGAGTTGAGCAATATATACACGAACGAACAGGCAAACGAGTTAAGATTGTATTTAACAATATGCAAAGGTTTACCGCTCACTTTGATATGTTAATTAAGGCACACGAACACGTTGTGAATTACAAAAACACGAATAAATAGTTTAATAAATATGAAGTTAGAAATAAACGTTCCAAGTTCAATTAACGAAATACCTTTAGTTAACTATCAAAAGTTTCTGAAGTTGCAACAAAGTTCCAACGACGAAGAATTTATAGCTCAAAAAATGATTGAAATATTTTGTGGTATTCAATTAAAGGACGTTGTTAAAATGAAACTAATAAGCGTTAACGAATTAATACTACACTTTACAAATATATTCGCAGAAAAACCAACTTTTAAACCAACGTTTAAGATTGGCGAAATTGAATTCGGGTTTATTACCGACCTAGAAAATATTAGTTTTGGGGAATACGTAGACTTAGATAATTACTTAGCGAAGTGGGACGATTTCCACAAAGCAATGGCGGTAATGTACCGACCTATTAAAATACGGAATAAAGATAAATACGAAATAATCGAATACACAGGAGCAAGCGAATACGCGGAACTAATGAAGTACGCGCCAATGGACGTAGCAATATCCGCTTCGGTTTTTTTTTGGACTTTAGGAAGCGAGTTGTTAAACGCTACCCTAAACTATTTGGAGACGCAGTTAAAGGCGATGAGCAAGAACGAACAAGCGACTTTAGCGCGCGAACTCAATTCGGGAAAAAGTGGGGGTGGTATAGCTCAATCTATGGACTTGCTAAAGGAGACCTTACAAAGTACGACGAAGTTGTTAAATACGGGTTATATAAATGTCTCACCTATTTAACGTTTGAACAGGAAAAGAACGAAATCGAAATAATGGAAATTAAAAAGAGCTACAAATGAACGGATACTATTCTTTATTAGATGAACTTAGAACCCACTTTAACGCGGATGCGTTGGTTAACACCGTTTCCCAAGGTTCAATTTTTAACGTGGATTTAGGTAAGCAAACTATATTTCCTTTGGTTCACATAATGGTTAATCAGGTTACTTTTAACGATAACGTAATGACCGCTAACGTTACTTTAATGGCTATGGATAACGTAAGCCAACGAAAAGAAGAAGCGCCCGACTCGTTCGAAACAGCGGATAACGAAATAGACGTTTTGAATACGCAACTTGCAATATTAAACCGAGCGTTTGAAATGCTTAAACACGGGAATATATGGGATAACCTTTACCAGTTAAACGGAGCGCCAACGTGCGAACCATTTATAGAACGCTTTGAAAATTACTTAGCAGGTTGGGGGATGACCTTTGACGTAGATTTTCCAAACGATATGACACGTTGTTAAGGTGGATAAAGAACTTCAACAAAAAGCCTTAGAAGAATTTCGAGACTATGTAATTAAACATAGCCAATCAAACTTACGCAAGAAAAAAAGCACGGGTAATTTAAGTAAAAGTTTAAGCGCTGAAGTAAAGGTAATGCCGAATTCAATTCGTTTCTTTTTTGAAATGGCGGAATACGGATTTTACCAAGATAAAGGAGTTAGCGGAACACGGAAGAAATATAACACGGAATTTAGGTACACTACCAAAGCGCCACCCCCGAAGGCGTTCGACAAATGGATAGTACGAAAAGGAATAGCGCCACGAAATAAAGGCGGGCAATTCTTGTCTAGAAAATCTTTACAATTTGCTATGTCACGTTATATATTTGTCAACGGGATTAAACCTAGTTTATGGTTTACAAAACCTTTTGAAGAAGCATTTAATAATTTACCAACTGAATTAATAGACGCCTACGGGTTGGAATCCGAAGAGCTATTTGACACTATAATGAAAGAAAATTTTAACAGTTATGCCGATAAATAGAATATTTGCACGAAGCCCGTTTTTAATTGAGGTTAACGAAGTAGGGCAATCAGGAAGTAAAATAGAATTATTTATATACAGGAACGGAAACGCCCCTTCGTTTTTTCCTGAATATACTTTACAAAAATTAATCCCCTCGAGTAACAACGTTCAAAACCTATATAATATTTCTCCGTATTTAATGGAGCAAATTAAACACGAAACCGTTTCTCAAAACTATTCAACCGATTCGGGGGTATGGAATATAGACAACTATATTAAAGTAGATGTAAAGCGTTATAAGTTAGTTTTAAGTACCTACGTTTTATTAGACACGACGACCTATTGGGCGTTTGACGGCTTCGGTTATTACTCGCAAGGGTTCAACCCTTTACACGTTGGCGTTATGCCCGTACACTTAGACCCAAAAGATTATTACTATTGGGTTGACACAAATAATAACCCCGCAGTTAATCAATTAGAACGAGCGGGTACGTTTACGGCTTATTTAAGGTCGGGAAGAACAATAAGGTACACTCAATTTCAAACGGGTTTAACTTATTCGTATTCCGTTACTACGGACAACGTGTTTAACCTTTATCGAGTTTATCCAAGTTATTTTTTAACAGGAAACAAAGTAGAAGTTTTGGTAGGTAGTACGGTTGTTTGGGAAGCAAATTTTTACCCAATAGAAGAATGTAGGTACGATGTAATTACGTTGGATTTTATAAATATGTACGGAGCTTGGCAGCGTGAATTTATGTTTAAAGCGTCTTACGAAAGTTTAAGCACGAATACTACGGAGTTTAATTTAATGCAAACAATGGGCTTATTTGGGGCTTACAATACGGAGTTAAACCAACGACAAGCGTTTAATACTAACGGTACAATAAGCTACCGAGTTAATACGGGGTGGGTAGACGAATCTTTTAACTCAAATATTCAACAACTTTTATTGAGCGAACGAATTTTATTAAATAACGAACCCGTTAAAATGAAAACAAAAGAATTCGATAAACAAAAGAATATAAACAATAAAACAATTAATTACGTTTTGGAATTCGAGCAAAGTACCGACCTAATTAATAACGTTATCTAATGAAAAGGCAAGTACGCATATTTGTAAAAACGCAGTTTGAAACTAAGAGCCTAGATTTATTTAACGACGAATCTATTGAAGTAAATTCTACTATTCAAAATATACAGGATATTAGTAAAACGTTTACGGATTTCTCGCAGTCGTTTACGATTCCCGCAAGCGCAAATAATAACGCGGTTTGGCAATACTTCTACGAGAACTCCTTAAATAGTTCGATTAATTACCAAGAACGATTAGAAGGATACATAGAAATAGATAGTACGTTTTTCCGCAGGGGTAAAATCCAAATGGAAAAGAGCCAACTAAAAAACGGACAACCAAATAATTATACGATAACTTTTTACGGAGACGTAACCACGTTAAAGGATTTAATAGGCGAAGACCTTTTAACCGACCTTGACTATACAACCATAAACCACGATTACACGTTTAACGAGGTTTTTGATAGGGTACAAAATTACCTAACGGATTTCGATGTATGTTACCCGCTCATAACTTCTAATCGAATATGGGAGTATTTAAGTACGCAGCCGAATAGTAGCGTTCCAAACTGGCTAGTTCCTTTTATGGGTGGAACTGCAAACGATATACATACGAACACGGGCGCAATAGATTACCGTGAATTATTTCCTTCAGTACGTGTAAAATCTATTTTTGATATTATAGCGCTGCAATACGGAGTAACTTTTACGGGAGCGTTTTTAAACGATTCGCGTTTTACTCAGGCGTATTTATGGTATAAAAATAAAAACAATTTTGAGTTTAGCGGGCAACCAAAACAACTTGACTTCGACACTGTAATAAGTTTTTTTACCCCAACTTACCCGCTTAATTTTTACGTTAATACTTCGTTAAACCAAATTACAACTCCGTTTTTTAACGGCGCTACGTGGATGAATCACGTAATATTGTTAGACGTTACTTCGGTAAGTTCTCCTAGTACGACTTATTGGATAGACACCTACCGAAACGGAGCGTTATTTTCTACAACACAGGGAACGGGAACGGCTATTTATGGGCTCGCTAACGTTACAAATGTTCAAGGGTTAAATGATATTTATGAATTTTACATACGTTCTAATTTTCCTTTAACGTTTGATTCGGAAATACAATACGAAATAACATATATAACCCCCGCGAACCCAACTCCAACAACTGAATTTATACGATATTCAAATATTACGTTAAACCTTTCGGCTTTTACAGACTTAGCGCAATTAGCGCCACAAATGAAAGTAACCGATTTTATTACAGGAATATTAAAACAATTTAATTTAACGTGTTTTAGCACAGCGCCAAAAACTTACGAAATAGTCCCTTTGGATGATTGGTACGGAGCAGGGGCGGTAATAGATATAACCGAGTTTACGGATAAAAACGAAATAGGAATAGACCGCGTTAAACTTTACAAAAAAATAGGGTTCGCGTTTGAGCAATCTAACTCGTTAATGAATAAAGCCTTCTTTGAACAGGGGTTAAAGGAATACGGAAACACGGAATACCAATACCCATACGATGGTGGGGAGTTTACTATTAAAGTTCCTTTCGAGAATCTTTTATTTAATCAGTTTACGCATTCGGGAACTCCAACGGGTTTACAAGTTGGCTATTCGTTAGATAGTTCCTTTGCGCCTTACATTCCTAAGCCGTGCTTACTTTACAAATATGGCGGGGTAAATATCGCAAGCCATATACACTTTACGGATGGAAGTAGTTTATTCCAAACCAACGACTATACAATGTTCGGGCAGGATTTAACGGATAACGGGATAAATTATTCTACAAACTTTGCGCCTGAAACTTCTTCTTATTGGCTTACTCCGATTCAACAAAGTATATTCGCCACGTATTATTTTCCTTATTTGACTAACTTATTTAATCCAAAAAATAGGCTAACAACTATTAAGGCGAATTTACCCGTTTCAATTTTAACAGGGTTACGTTTAAACGACCGCTTAATTATTCGCGATAAACGTTATATAATTAACGAAATGAAAACGAACCTAGTAAGCGGGGAAAGTACGTTTCAATTACTTAACGATTTTATGCCAGTACTTCCTGCGATAGTTGTTAACACTTCGCTAAATACACCTACTTCGCCACCGCCGCCACCCGTACCAATTGTAGGAGTTCCGATTACGTTTCCTAACTTACCACCAAACAAAGGCAACGTAATACAAGCCACGTTTTCAAGTTCTAACCCCGATGTTATTTTACCCGCGCCAATTACAAGCAGTCAACGGGTTACGTTTACGCTTCCTGATGTAATAGGAAACGAAGAACGAATAACCGAAGAAGCGGATTTAAGAATAACGGAAGACGGCAGACAATTAGTAACGGAAAGTTTTAACGATGTAATAAACATAACAATAACTTTTGAAGGAGAAGACGGCAGCGAACAAAACCAAGACATAATTATAATAAGGAGATGAGTTATATAAATCAAATAGTGCAACTATTACAAGTTGCGGAATTCTTAGGCGAACACGAATATATTGAAATAGCAAAAGGTAAATACAAACTAAACGATAAAATTAAACCAGCGTACAAACAAATGCTACGCGAGTTATATATAAAAAAACTAAATAGAAATGTCGGAAAAACGAACAATTGAACTTGAAATAGTAGACAACGTAAAATCTTTAAAGTCTCAATATAAAGATGCGGTTGCGGAATTACAAAAGGTAAGTGCCGCATACGGAGAAACGAGCGACGAAGCTATAAAAGCAGCAAAAAGCGCCGCGGATTTAAAAGACCAAATCGGATTTACTAACGATTTAGTTTCTTCCTTTAACCCCGACGCTAAATTTGATTCATTAACGAAATCTTTTGGCGGGGTTCTAGACGGATTCCAAGCGGTTGAAGGCGGGTTAGGTTTACTCGGTATTGAAAGCGAAGGAGTTCAACAGGCTATGTTACGCGTTCAAAGCGCTATGGCGTTTTCCCAAGGTTTACAGGGGGTAATGGAAGCCAAAGATTCATTTAAGCAATTAGGCGCAAATATTAAAGACGTTTATTTACAAATCTTTAAAAAGAACGCGGCAACGGCGGCGGGTTCGGCAGTCGATAAAGCGAGCGCAGTTACAACGGGAGCGCAGGCGGTTGCTTCAACGGGTTTGGCAACGGCTCAAACAGGCGTAGCGGTTTCGACAAACGTAGCAAGCACTTCAATGAAATTATTTCGTATTGCTTTAATCGCTACGGGAATAGGCGCTATCGTTATATTACTAGTATTACTTATTACAAACTTTGACAAGGTATCCGCCGCGGTAATGTGGGCGCGTGAAAAGTTCGAAAAATTAGGAACGGGGGTTAAGATAGCTATTGCGATAATGTTTCCGTTTATTGGTATTATTTACGGAGTAGTTAAAGCGCTCGAAGCAATGGGGTTCGTTGACGATGTAAAGACCGCTAAACTAAAAAAGAACGCCGAAGCGCACACGGAAGCCGTTGTAAAATCTGCGGATAAACGAGCAGCGGCAATTAAAAAAGAACAAACCCAAAACGATTTAAAAGCGCAACGCGAAATAGATTTAGCGAAGGCTTCGGGAAAAGCAACCTACGAAATGGAGTTATCTAAATCAAAATCGCACCTTGCAAGTGGGCGAATTTATTTAGAAGTACAAAAAGCTAAAATGAAGGCAATCCAAGCCGAAATAGATTTATTATTAGCAACAGAAGACCAAGATTCGGATAGGTATAAAGCGTTAAAAAAACGAGCGGAAGGAGTTCGTAAAATAATGGACGAGCAATACAAAGACAACGTAGACACGAACCAAGCCATTAAATTAATGGAAGCCGCACACCAAAAGGAAATGGCGGACAAGGCTAAGGCAGCGGGGGATAAAGCTAAACAAGCCGCAGACCAAAACCGCAAATCATATATAGATAACCTAAAGAAACAAAACGAAGACCAAGCGAAGTTAGCAGAAGAAGCCGAAAACCAAAAACTTGCGTTAATGGAAGACGGAATAGACAAAGAAAAGGCGCTTCGACAAGACGCGTTTAACGACTATCGCGACAACTTTTTAAAAGAACGTACTCAGGAAGAACAAGCCGCGTTAGATAAACAATTTGCAGACGGTAAAATAAGCCGCGAACAATATAACAAAGCGGTAGAAGAATTAAGAATAAACGCGGAAACTAAACTAACGGAGCAAGAACGCGCAATACTTTTAGGAGCTAAAGACATTTTGAACAAAGACTTGTTAGCAATCGACGACAAGCACAACGCCGAAGTATTAAAACGTACGGAAGATTTTCAAAAGAAAATGAAGGAAGACGAAAAGAAACGGCAAGAAGATTTTTTAAACCAAGTTGAATCTTTAGAAGAACAAAACTACCAAGCAAGTTTAAGCGACCAAGCCCGTGAACTTTATTTACTAGAAGAAAAGTACGCGGAAATGGAGCGATTAGCAAAAGGCAACGCGGACGCAGAAAAAACAATAGCCGAAGCCAAAGGACGCGATAAAGCAGATATAGATAAAAAATACGAAGAAGAAGAAGCGGCAAGAAAAACGGCAGCTATACAACGCAACGCGGATTTAGCAAAGTCGGGGTTAACTATGATTTCAGACCTTACGGAGTTGTTTGGTAAGAAAGGAGAAAAGCAAGCGCGTAAAGCCTTCCAAGTTAAAAAGGCGGCAAGTATAGCCAGCGCGTTAATAGACACCTTCCTAAGTGCGCGTTCGGCTTATTATTCGCAATTTACACCTATTCCCGACCCAAGTTCCCCCGTTCGTGGTGGTATCGCGGCGGGTATTGCCGTTGCAAGTGGTTTAATCGGAGTAGGTAAAATAGCTTCGCAAAAGTTTGAAGGCGGCGCGGTTACAGGCGGCGGGGATACGGGCGGTGGTGATGTCGGCGGCGGCGGTGGTGGTATGAAAGCGCCTTCGTTTAATGTTGTGGGTAATAACGGGTTAAACCAATTAGCGCAATTACAACAACAACCTACGCAAGCCTACGTAGTTAGCGGGCAAGTTAGCAGCGCCCAAAGTTTAGATAGAAACCGCGTACAAAACGCAACACTTTAACCAAAATTAAATTAATAAGTTATGAGAATTATCGAACTGATTATAGACGAAAACGACGAACAAAGCGGAATAGACGCGGTAAGCGTTGTAAAATCCCCTGCAATCGAAGAAAACTTTATAGCGTTAAATAAACACGAAATAGAACTCAAAGAAGTTGACACGGAAAAACGTATTTTAATGGGCGCGGCGTTAGTTCCGAATAAGCAAATTTACCGACGCAACGGTAAGAACGAAGAATACTATATTTATTTTAGTTCGGACACGATTAGAAAAGCAAGTGAATTATTTTTAATGCGTTCAAACCAAAACAACGCTACCTACGAACACGAAAAAAAGTTAAAGGGTTTAAGCGTAGTTGAAAGTTGGATAATAGAAGACGAAAACAAGGACAAATCAAACCTTTACGGATTCGACTTACCAAAAGGTACTTGGATGATTTCAATGAAGGTAAATAACGACGAAGTTTGGAACGATGTTAAAGCAGGCAAAATAAAAGGCTTTTCTATAGAAGGTTACTTTGCGGATAAATTTGAAATGAGCGCCGAAGAACACGAAGCCAACGAAGTGATAAACGAACTTAAAAAACTATTAAACATAAAATAAAATGAGTAACTTAAACAACATCCTAAACAAAATAGGAAAAATCGAAGCAATCCGCGAAACTAATCTAGGTAAACACGAAATCGAATTATCGGATTACGTTGAAGTTGTAGGCGCTTATAATTCTTTAGAAAAAAATTACAATACTATATTAAAACAAATTTCAGGCGCTAAGAGTGAATTAAAAAAAGCTATTTCATTAATACAAGAACAACAAAATTTAACTAATAATTTTAATTCTAATTTATTAGATTTTGAAAAAAAAGCAAAAGATTTAGGAATAGATTGGAAAAACGCGATGCCCGAATTTATTAGATATCAAAATGCGGTTGAGAAACAATATGCGCCTAAGAATTTTAGTGATGTTATTAACGCATACGATAATTTATAATAGTTAAATAAGTTTGAAATAATGAAGGCAAGAAGACAGGAAATAAGAAAC